AGTTCTCCCAGTTTTGATGCAAGCGACTGCATCGTCATTTGTGCGGCATCTCCGCTACTTTGTAAAACTCTTACATTTGCGGCATCCGTCACTGTCGGAAGTTCATTCTCATACACGTCATTTCCTGTTGCAGCAGCGGCGGCAAATGTTGAAGTTTCAGACAAAGCCATAACCATTCTTGTGGAAACCATATCCACCATTTCATCTACTGTTACATTCTGTTCGTTACCGTCTTTATCCACAGCCTTGAAGCCAACTATATTTTCTAGATTCAAATCACTCATAATATCCAAATTTTATAAAGTTCTAATATAAGTTTTCCACGCTTTTGAAGTGCCGCCAATCGATTTGTACAGCTTCTTCCTGCCACCTTTTATCTTGTACCGGGAAAGGTTGTTCCCGTCATAGTTCACGGGATAATCCGGATTGCCCTCGTTGGCATACGCCTCCATTTCGTATTTTATAGTATAATATGCCGAGCTCGCAGGATGGCAGATAGGGTTTCCCTTGATCCACTCGACAAAATACCGCCAGTAGTATTTTACCCATGAGCCGATAACCTGTGCCTGACGCAGGTGTATGGTTTCGTGCGTCATACTCTCCTTACCCGCATAGGTCTGCATATACCTATCTATGTTCTCCTTGTTCTCGGCACGGTATATCATCCGTCCGCACCACATCATGAAACGGTATCCCTTGAAAGGATAATGCTTCATGGGAAGTAGCTCAGGAGTATCAAAATCACCCGGCTTGCTTGAGAACAGCATCTTGATTAATTGCCATAATTCTTTCATACTACTCCTTCTTTTTATCCAGATAATCATTCAGTGAGTCCGCCAGCAGACCGGGCAGCATGGAGGTGGAGCGTCTTATGATATCCACCTCTTCTTCGTCAATCTCGACACCTTCAGCAGTAGATTTGAATATCTTCTCAGCAAGGAGATGCGCCTTCAAGCCCGCTACGTTCTTATATATCCAGTCACCGAAGGCCTCAGTGATGTTACTGGCTATAAGCTTTTCTTTTTTAATCCCATCATAAATAGGGAATTGTGCAAAATTTATTCTCATACTTTATATTTAAATTATCCGCAATAAAACATAACCCAATAATTACCCATACACTTAATGAAGCCGGATGCAAAATCCAAATCAATATAAGACACCTCCTGTCCTCCGGGAGCAGGCAGGATCCGTCCTCCTGTCAATCTTACTCCGCCGCTCATACGTTTGAAGTATATAGTATGTCCCGGAACATCCGGAGGAAGCGTCACTTCTATATTGTCTCTATTAATAAACATCACATTATCATCGTTGTTGTTCAATGAAGCTTTAACAGAGATATTCCTCCAGTTGCCAACTATGCCACGAAGAGAAACATAGCTGTCATTGTTCGGATGAAGGAAAATGTTACCTCCCTCCACGAATAGAGGAATGCTCGGAGTCTTGATGTGCATTCCGATCATGGCATTTGGACTCTGTATGTCAATTCCAGCATCATACTTAATCCCTTCAATGGTGACAAACTGCGTGTTTCCCCCGATTCTTACGTTTGCAAATATCCTTTCGTTATAAAACTCAATTTGTCCGGCAGACAAATTGAAACCGACGTATTTATTTGTTTCATTTTCATAAAGGATCTTTGAGGACAATACCCCCGAAATGATGGAGAACGGGCCAATACGTCCTTTATCCGCCGTGATTGTTCCTGTAATCTCTGCTAATTTGCATTTAAAATACCCGGTTTCACCGTTGATAAGAAGAGTTTCACCTTTGTCATTAAAAGACTTGAGAACCTTGTCTTTGAACATGAAGCCGGCTACATTCGCACCATCGGCAAACAGGGTGTCAGTAGCGATATTCACAAACTTCTGCATGGCTTCCCAATTGGAATCACCGTTGACAGATGTGGGTGCATCGGTAACGGAAGCACCGTAATTCTTTACAAGGAAATTATAATAAACTCCCCCTATCAGATATATGACCTTATCCCGGTAATCCGCATTCCAGACATAAGTCTGTCCTGATGCGAATACACCTCTGTCACGGGGAAACGCCCCTGTTGCTCCGGTTGCTCCTATGGCACCATCATTAGCTACACCCACCCCTTTTTCAGCGACAAAATTATTATTCCACGCGTTCGCGTCCGATGCGGATTGATAAGCCCGGACGGTAAACTGGGTGTATCCGGCTGTCGCAGGTACGGATATCTGATTGCTTAGGGTAGCACCTACGTGAGCCAGCCAGCTTCCGTTGTATTTGCGTGCAGCAAGATAGAACCTGTTCGTATCGCTCACATTACCGCCTACATTCTGTTTCATGGTAACGACAAACGCTGACGGTGACGGTGTGCCCGTACTGGTAAAGTTTATTGTGCTTACCGGGCTGTCAAGCCAGTAAGAAGCGGACGGTTCGACACCGGAAGTCATTTCCTGCCAGTCGGAGTTGACAGCCTTGTCCGATCTCTTCCCGGAAAGTATGTAACCGCCATCCTTCTTCCTTAGATAACGTCCACCTCTCACACGAAGAAGCGGAAGTGGCGGATTGGATGTTTGAACCTTGCTTAAGTAAGATCCTCCGGCAAACGATACTGTACTGTTTTTCGCATACGGAGTGTTAGCGGACTCCCAATGACCTGCGGCTGTGATGCTCTCACCGTCAGCACCATCCTTACCGTCAGAAAGCATGGGAACAGTTTCAATATCCACTATCTGGTCATTCACGTAAAAGATAAACTTCAATGCCTTCGTGAAGTTTCCGCTTGATATGGCTGTATTGTTGTTTATGCTAGTTTCTGCTCCACCATCTATGCTGTATTTCAATGTACCGTCCGTTGTGGTGGATATCACGCCCCCCACTGACTTTTGCCTGTAACATGACACGGAAGAAACACTGTAGTTCCCGTTCTTGTCCTTGCTTACAGAACTGGCGGAAACGATTATACTGTATAGCACGGCATCTGAACCGTCCGCACCTCCACGGACCCCGGCTACAGTGAATGTCAGATCACGGGAATACTGCTGCCCGTTCTTTGTAGCCCTGATTGTGATCTTCACCGTGTTTGTCGCAGCAAGAGTAGCTCCGGCAGATACCGATATTGTCACCACTCCCGTATTCTTGTCTGTCGCACACAGAAGATTTGTGTCAGGTGTACAGGTGATGCTGTCAAGCGTGAGCTTCTCCGTTCCATACCACATACTGACAGTTGTATTCCAAGTTTGTGAGGATACGACCTTCCCATCTGAAGTAAGGGCTGCATTGACCATCTCGTTATCAAAGTCTGCCATGATGGCATTCTCCCCGTCCTTACTCCAGCGATGCACCACAGCCGGATCACTGAACTCAGACCATACGCCATTTTCCTTAAAACGTGTACAACCCCATTCAACCTGATGGTCTGCGTCCGTACCAAGATAATTATCCGTCCAGCCTTCCGGAACATAACCATCTTTCTGCTGACTGTCCGGCTTTTCAGGAGTGTTATCTATGATATTGCCTCTTGTATATATATACTCATAGCCCTTACCGTCTTTCCCGTCCGATATCATAAGCTGCCATCTTCCGTCCTGATAGATGTAGGTGGCGCGGTCAGTTGTGTTACGGTATGAATCACCATTTTTCGGATTGGCAGGAGCCGTGGCAAATTCACCCAGGAAGGTGATGCTCTCGCCTTTCAGCTCACGCCCGTCAAGCAACATATCCCAATCCTCGTTAACCTCCCAGTCGGCAGGTTTCCCGGCAAGATAGTAACCGCCATCCTTCTTTCTTAAGAAATTGCCGCCTTTGATACGCAATATTCTGAAGGGAGGATTGGAGGTTTCCACCTTGGATATAAAGACACAGTTGGCAAGAGTGACCATTGTATTGGCTTTGTATGGGGTATTGGCGGATTCCCAATGACCACCACCGACTACAGATAGGCCCGGATCACCTTTTTGCCCTTCCGCCACTTGTTTCAGCCATGCCGGATTATCATCTGACGGTTCTGTTGTTGTTCCATTATCATCAACACACAACCACAAAGCCCCGTTATGTGACACCCGGTCATAGTAGGCGTACTTACCTGAAACCCATTCACCCTTGTCCAAGGGTACACGAACTGTCTGTCCGGTGATCTCATCAACTTGAAAGATAAGCCCGGTCATGATGATGTTCTGAAGAACGGCTGAGTAATTGTCCGCATTAATACCGGCTACAGTCATGCCTTTTTTCTTGCCGAACCACGCAGGCATCTGTGCCGGCTCCGGGTCCCAAGTGTTGGCATTGTCAAAGAATGTAATACAGTTGTTTCCGTTGACGGAATCAATAAGTATATAAGTCTGACGTTCCGGGTCCGTAAAGTTACCTGTTTGTGCCAATACCATCTGTTCGGCAGGTTTCCAGTCAGAATGCCCCGGACGGGGAATGACAGTAAACTTCTTGGCTGTATAATCTGCGGCAGTCACCCGGAACTTCATTTCTTCAAAGCCGTTCAGCTTGCCTTCGCTATTTTTAGTCACAAAATAGGTGGTAAGGATGTCATCAACAAACTGGCTCAATCCGTCCGCATCCGTCAGATCGGGAGTGATGGTGTAGGTTCCATCGCCGTTATCCACGTATGACAATACGGTACAACCACCACCGGGGGAGTTTACCATACGTCCTTTGAAATAGGTTGTACGGTTATAGGCTATTTCAGGTACAAACAAACGCTTACGAAATACACCGCTTTCCATTTCAAGATTACCCTTTTCGTCTATGTATCCACCTAATACGCCGGTAACGAAATCACCGAACTTGGCATATTTCTTAATCAAGACTCCGCCCAGTAAGGATAACAAGTACTTAGTGGAATCCGCCACGTCCTTCCGCAAGAATATCTCTTTCAGTTTCTCCGCACTGTTCTCTATCTCAGTCATTACACGTAATGCGCTCATCACGTCTTCATCGGTGTAGGTAACATCCGTGTCACCCTGCTTCACAATGCGGTCTACCAAATTCCCGGCTATTTTCAGACCTTTGAGAAAATTGATTATGCCTTGCGCATCATCATCGTTCAATGCGGATAAGAACCAGTTCTGTACAGGTGTGTCCTCATCCAGCGTATATGCGGAATTGGCATGATCGGCATTGGTGACATCACCGCCGCCACCGCCACCCTGTATAATAGTCACAGAGCGGGGAACATACTTCCCATCACGCTCCCTCGGTACTACCCTACTTATGATTCTTATATCTGACTTTATCGCCATTCTCTATCATTGATAATGTTACTGTATTCTGCTCGTAATCCCATACACCGCTTAATAACAAGAATTTCTTACTAACCATAGAATTGTCATACAAAACTGTGAAAGGATGAATGAGATCACTGTTTTTTAATACCTGAGTTAACTTGATTTTGGTTACCCGGTATCGGTTAATTATACGCCTGATCAACGCTTCTTCGGGGCGTACAAGCGTACCTTCTATTGCCGAATACAAGTTGTTTGTTAAAAAATTGCCATTTAAAAGAGCTTTGCTATATGTTGCCCCGTCTTCATTATAACTACTTATGCCAAATTCTATCTCGTCAAGTTCGGACATAAATTTTTCATTGACTACATTCTCGTATACACGATCCCCGTTCTCACCTTCATCCGTAACTCCGTCTTTTTTCTTATAGGCAACTCTTAGATTTTCTATATCAACTACTTTTATATATTTATCATTCTGATATGGGTAATCCGTACCATACAGGATTAATTCAAATTTCCCCGTCAGTGGCACAGAATCTGGGAACTCAATCACATATCCCGTAAGCCCCTCATACGGCATATCTGCCTTTTTCGTTGCACGCAGTTTGGTTCGTTCCACTTCCTCACCCACCTCTCCTATACCTATCGTAAATGTGGTTTCGCTATTTTGCCATTTATTTCCATTCCAGTAATGATCGCCAATACGTAATTTAAACCGTAACACATGATCTTCCGTGATTGTCACCTTATTAGGCTCTGCGTAATTCGTTGTAAATAAAATATCGGCTGAAATTCCTATCGCTGCATCCTTATAGACAGCTGTCACTCCTCCCACTCTTAATATAGGATTTCCTACAGCCGTACTAATTATCCTATACCTCAATAAAGACCTCCATGTGTAATTCTCCGAAATTATTGTATACAACGGAGTTAATCCATCCCATCCCTTAAAATCTATATCAGCCTCCCCGACTCTGTATGCGGTCATACCGCCAGTCATATTATAATTTAAATTAGCACCCATTACAGGGATGGCATCTTGTGAAATCTCTCCATTATCACCATATGCTATTGATTCCCATCGTTCTAATGTCAACCCTTGCACATTCTCCACCTTATAGTATTTGTTATCATTCCTCTTATCCGTCAAGTTTGTGAAGCTCCCATACATATCACTCACATCAAATCCCTCATCATCCACCAATTCATCAAAAACATTATTTATTGCCTTAACGGTAACCTTATTATATCCGGGGAGCACATCTATTGTATGATCACTGCCGCCAAAGCCGATATCCTGAAGCAATACAGTGTTTGGAGTAACCATCTCATAAGTGACAAGATCCTCGCCATATGAGAAGTATTCCCCTTTCCAATCTGCATCAACAAAATACAGGCTACCTTCATAATCGTATAAGGTCCAATTAAAAAAACGACAAAAATACTCCAGTACCTCGTCCAACATCATCCCTTCTGAGGTGAAGTTTTCTTCTGCGAGAGTTATCTCATCGAATATGTTTTTCTTTGTCGAATAATTCACTTCTGACGATCCATAGACATAAGGTATATATATCTTTTCATATCCCCCATTAGCTGATCTTATAATGTACCTTAAGAGGTTTATCGCCGTTATAAATCCATTCTCTGTCTGTTTCTCATATTGTATATTCTCAAGCGTTCCTATTGCGCTTATGCAATCAATACTGATATTATCCGGTGTAGGCTTATAAGGTTGTGTAAATTGCTCCGGAACAATATACCCCGTCCACATTAACTTGTCACCCTTGAACAGCTTAACCGGTGCATACTGGTTGTTAATGCTAAACAGGTCTAGAAGTAAATCACTACCAAGAAGGGTCAATGTTGCCGTAGAACTTCTTATCGGCTCATATACAAAGTTCTCATCGTTCCCCTCTACGACAAATGCGCTTCTTGCGCCCAGTAATTCCGTCACCTGTCCCACATAGCCATCAATATAGACCTTTACATCATAGGCTGTGTTTCTGTAATTTTTAAAATGTATGTTATATCTCTGCCCCATATCACCACTTTATATTGTTAGCCTTCATGTAATTCCTTATTGTTATATACATAGCCTTACCGCTTACCCGTGCCTCACCGTCTACCGTTATGTGATTGGATCCACCACCATTATTAATCATATTGAACAGCTTACCTTGCTGGGACTGGTTCAATATCATCTCGCCACTGTTAACCCGTGCTATCATGTGATCACCGAAAAATGATGATCCTCCCACTATACCACCTGTTGCATATTTGGGAATATTGGCTAAAGCAGCCAAAACCGAAGCTATGGCGGCTACAGCCAAAGCCGCACCAACGAACGGAATGGAAGCCACAGACGAAGCGGCACCGGTTACGGCTGCTTCTGTATTAGCCACAGATTCTTCCTTTTTCTTTGCATTAAGAGCATCAATAGCCGGAATCGCGGCAGCCACAGAGTTCATTAAGTTTCCAAAATAAGATAGGATAGAACCGGCGGCACCATCAGCCATTGAAGACATGCTACCAAATGCGTTACCTATGGCACTTAACGAATCTGCGAAATCTTCGTTTGACTTTATATCATCTCTTGTAATCGGACTAATCTTTTGAGGCATTTTTTCGAACATCTTAGCATAACTTAATAAGCTTCCTCTTCCTTCACCTTCGTTTACAAACTCAGGAGCATTGGGGAATCTTGCCTGAAACTCTATTGTTATTTTTCTTTTTTTTAATTCATCCAAAGTCTTTGCGGCAGCTTGTCTAGCCTCATCACTAGCGGCATTAGCATACTTCTTTTGTGCCTCATTAATTTTTTTATCAAGTTCAGCCAATGAGCCAATAGGGCTTTCTGCTTCTTTTAATGGTTTTTGTATAGTTCCATTTATATTTAGTTCTTTTTGCTTTGCGGCAATAACTACCATTTCTTCACGTTGTGCCTTTATATTATCGTAAATAGCCTGTCTTTCCGTATACTCTTTTTGGGAGATTTCCAGTAATTTTCTCGCCTCTCCTACGGCCTCAGCTTCTTTTTTTGCATACCCATTTACATTAAGCAGCTTTGCTCTCTCGTATTCAGCTTGCCTTCTACTTAAAGCCTCCAATCTCACCTGGTAGCTATTAGCTTCTGGATATAATTCATTAGCCCTTTTCAGCTCTTCACTTAAAGCCTGCTCCATAGTCATTCCTCCAGCTACAGACTTATTAATACGCTGATTGCTCTCTAAAACAACCGAAGGAACATTTTCACTACTACGCATTTTCCTTAGCTGTTCTTCGGTCATAAACCATTCTTTAGCCTTAGTAATAAGGTTTGTAAACATATCAATTGAAGTTTTTAATATGCCATTAGAATTATTTACCGTCAAGATTAACCCTTCCCATGCTGATTGCAATCCCTTCACAGAGCCTGCTACATTATCATTATTTATCCTTTGCTGCTCAAACGCCGTATTAGTATCCGTTATCGCTCCAGTCAATTCTACAAACTTATCTTTTTCAGAAACAAGTGCCAAAGCAGCCGTTACGCTCTCTTTACCAAACATTTTCGTCATTTCCGTAGCGTTCATATGTTTTGCTGCAAGGTTTTCCACAGCTTGTGATAACCCGACCACGGAAGGACGTAAATTCTTGTCCGCACTACTTTCCAAAGTAAGGAATATATTACGCAGATTAGTTCCCGCACTGCCGGCATCCGTTATTTTAGGAGCAATAGCCTCTATCGCGGCTACCAATTCATTGAATTGTACACCTACAGAAGATGCAGCACCACCGGCATTCTCTATAGCCTTGTTCAGATATGGGATATCAGCAGAGCCTTGTTGAGATGCTGCCGCTAAAATATTGATATATTCAGCAGCATGACTTGAGGAAGCCCCCATCTGATTTAAAGAACCAGCTAATGCCTTGGCAGCTTCCGGCACATCTATTTCTGCGGCCTCGGCAAGAACTATAGCACTTTCGGTTACTTGTACCAAAGCTTCTTTATTTTGCAATAAAGATGGGATCTGAGACCCCATCAGCTTAAAAGCATCTACCACCTGAGATGCAGTCTGCGTGGTGGTACTGCCCAAACGGATAGCCTCATCCTTAAAATACGAAAGCTCCTGCGTTGTCACACCTGTTAAGGATTTCAAAGAAGATAACGACTTTTCAAACTCCATAGAAGTCCTTACCACATCCCCAATGGCTACCGATATACCAGCGAAAGCAGCAAAACCACTTAGAGCAGGTCCTATCTTGCCGGCCATACTTGTTATGCTTTTTTCAAAGTTCCCTATCTCACCTTTCGCCCTTTTGATGTTCTTATCAAAATCTGCGGTGTTAAACAACAATCTTACAATCGCATTACTTGCCATATTCCATATTTTTTGCCCGTTCTCTCAATTCTTTCAGCTCATTCTCATCTATCTCTATCGGTTCCCGTTCCTCATCCCACGGGAATGGGAACACTGCTTCAGGTGTGAGGCTCTCCGTAGAATTAACCTGTGCGATAGTATACATCATCATTCTTGTGCGCTCCCATGCCTCCTGCTCCTTCCGGTTCATCCCCCTTATAAATGCAGCACACTCGTTAAAAGTCATACTGTCAAAGAAGTAATCAGGTGATATCCCTCCACGACCGACAACTTCTTCATACAACCTTATCACACTTACTTCTTCGTTCTCTTTCCCATCGCTTTTTTTTTATCATCTTTCCCGATAATCACACTGATTCTCTTGTTCTCTTCCTCTAAAACAGCTAGAAATGTTTCGAAAATAGACGGATCGGAATCACATGCGTCTATCACATCATCAAATGTTAACGGAAAATCCTTGTTATTTGCCATCAGCATGGCACATAACAGAATATAACTGTTAACCATCCTGTCGCCGGAATAGGGATTTCCGGTAATTTCCTCATATATAAATAAGGCGCGCAGAGTATACCTTAATGTATACTCCACGCCATTAATTTTTACTGTCCTCATACCATCAACCATTACCTGTTGCCTTTTCAAGTTTTCCTTGTCCCTTAAACTGCGCAGTCATTGTAGAATTGCTGCCTTTCGCGTCTGTGCGGTCAAGAGATGTTATAAGAGCCTTCCCCTTATAGTATATCTGCTGGGCCTTGGTTGCCGGGGATGCCCACCCATCTTCCGGAATACCATCATTGGTCAGATTAGCAGGAACACCCAATATAATATCAACAGGCTCACCGGCAATAAATGTGTCATAAAGAGAATCAAAGCTCTCTATGTTCTTATCAGCACTTACCAATGCCTCCGTAGACGCTTCCCACCCCATCTTCGTGACTATTGACTCATCCCACATACCATCGTCCTTACTGGCAGCATCTCCAGTTTCCGCAGTAAGCGTTAACTTATGGCTGGTTGCCAAGGCTGTAGCCTTGCCGCCAATAAAGATCATAAAATCCTTCCCGTTCAAAGGTTTTGCTTTTGACATAATCTATATAATTTAAAAATTAAACAATTCGTAAAAAGGATTCGATTCTCACGGCTGTATCAGCGACCCCAATCCGAATGGGATCATCTGATAATCTTGAATATTTCCCATATCAAAAATCCATTGTTTTAAAATTAAACGAAAGGGTTATAGTGAAGGCATCTATATCCATCAAGTAATCTTCAACACATGATACCAAAGCACTATCTATGACCTCAAACTGATCATACCGGGCTGTCTTCCCTTCAATAGAGTAACGCACCTCATTAGCCATATTCACAGCAACTTCATACGTCTTTGACACAACTACCAAAGTAGTGGATACATTATCCGCACAAGATCCATCTTTGGTCTCGTCCGGACCATCCAAAGAACTCGTAAAATTGATGAACGGATACTCCGGCGCCCCCACAGGGATAACAACCGGATATATCCTGTTCCCCACCGCTTCCGTAACAGCCTTATTAGACTGTAGAGAGCTAATAATATGCTTGCTTATAAATAAACTCATCTTCCTTCACTTACTTCTTGTATTATTCTTGCAATCCGTTCCGACAATACAAGGCTGGCTCTAGCCATGCCGGATTCCGCTGCCGGCTGGAAAAAATTACTTGCAGACAAAGAGCCGCGATATGCCGATTTTTTCATTCCCTGACGTCTAACTTTCGTATACCTGTCTTCTGTCCCTGAATTTATAAACCGAAGGATAAAAGCCCTGTCCGCACCTCTATAGCCTCTAGACCTCTTCGTTTCCGGGCTTACATATCTACGTCTTCTTATGCCCGACACACCGCCGTTCGGTTTTTTATATAATGCCAGCCTTTTTGCATCTCCCCTATCAAGTATGTTAAGCATACCGCCGTTCCCGTCACGGTAAACAACCATCTTTACAGCCATGTACGCTCTTCCGGGATCTTTACCCATTGCGGCTTTTGCTGCATTACGCACATACTTCCGCTCCGGTGTTAATGCCCTTCGTACCTCTTTTTTTATCTCGTTTTTTTTGATTTCCTTGGACTTACGCATCCTTTCAAGCATGGCAATAACTTCGTCTCCCTCATAGACAAATGACACCCCTTTTATCTGCTTCCCCCGATTGTTCTCAAGGATTTTTTTCATTATTCCCATAACTTCGTATTTTTATCCCGGAGCCGTAGCCCCGGGTAAATAAATCAAGACCCTTCGGCAGGTAACTCTCCCAGCGTAAACGCCTCAGGACGCAATGTGGTAAACGCCCAATCCCCATTAAGGGTCAAGCGAACAACATCTGATGTGTCTTCCGAATAAGGATTGATTATAAAACGCTGTTCACCGAATTGCCCGATAGGCTCATATCCCCATGAGCCAAAACCAATATAGGTCTTATCATCTGTATTAATATAATTCGTACAGAAAACCGGAATACCAGCAATGGTATTATTTTCGATAATATATCTTCCCGTGTTACCCGGATTTGTCGGTCCTTCATATCCTCGATCGGTAGTTTCCAATACCGCCTTTGTGTATTCATCCATCACATAAGCCATGTAACTTCCCTCAATACCTTTCATCAATGGCAATGCTCGCATCAATACCAATTCCTTAAATGTCGGTGTCGAGTTGGCAAACTTGATAAAACGGGTCTTTTTCTTTTCAGCCATAGTTTTTAACTCAGCGATAGTCTTTGGGGTGCCCGGACTTCCTCCCGGGAACGCGATTTCAGAAAAAGGTCCTACTAACTTATGCGTCTGTTTCCCAGTTGTAAACATCAGCTTATTCAGAGTCCGTGTTACAGCCATCGGTATCTGCTGCTTAACGACATCGTATGCTACCCCCTCGGTCTGGTTGATTGTCTGACTTGTAATCTTGATGGTAACACCCACTCTCTGAGGATTGGGTACAATCTTACCGATCTCGATTTTTTTGTCGGTCAAAGCTACAGCCTCCCCGGCTACCTCTGCTTCAACTGCCGAAACTGTCGGCCAACAATAATCACCCGCCAAACCTGTGCGTAACGGTAATCCAAGCTTAGAAATGATAAGACCTTCTTCCAAAGCAGGGATAATGTCATTAATAGTAAGAGGGATCATCGGCTGCGCTCCCGTACTGATCATTCCTGTAAACTCACGCTTAAGCGGATAGGAACTTCTAGAATTGATATGCTCGCGCATAAACGCATCAAACGCAAGCTCACGGGCGGTGACTTCCACATATCCGCTCTTGTCAGCACACGCTATGCGCACATCCAAAGCATTCATCTCGCGTTTCAGACACTCGATCTCGTCATTCTCAGTATCGGTAAACGCACGTTTGTTTTCCGATTCAGCCAAATCTACAATCTCGTTAAGACGTACCTTGATTTCCTCTCGTCTGGTAATGTACTGTTGTACACTCACTTTCTTTCCTTTATTCATAAACAAAATGATTAAAAAATTTTCTTATTCGCTATCTTTCTCAATTCCGCATATGCGGTTTCATTTTTCTCAATTGTTTCCCGTTTCTTCTGATCTGGGTGCAACACAATACCGAAAGCCTCCACTTCCCGAGCTGTGACGCTGGTCTGCACATATGCCGGATCAGAAGCTATAGTCATTTCAAAAACCTCGTCAATACGGGTAACGTGTCGTAACAGCACACCATCATCATCCTTGGTATACCCGACCGAAGAACTCTCATCGCTCCAGTATGTGAAGGAAGAACCGGCTAAATCCCCTCTCTTTACCAACTCTAATGCGGTAGTTCCATCCTGAGTCGCTGGAGCTGTAAATCTATATCTTACACCCGTTTCATCCACAGAAAGCGAAAGCGATCCTTCACCCCTGTTCCAACGAGCCAGCAACCTCTCGCGGTTATGCCACAATGTCATCTTTATATCCATCCGCTTCAACTCGTCTTCCGTAATGGCTCCCGGCTCTATAATCTCACGGTAGTTATCCCAATAGTCCACAAGCATACGACTCTCAACGCCAAATACAATCGCATAGCCCTCGATTACCCGGCTATCACTCCCGTCCTCCGCCTCGCGGATCTTTGGCTGGAACTGGTCACCGGTCATGTATCTTACCTCTCTCTTCTTGGAATTATCCATATTTTTTTCTATTTATTTACAACTTTCAAACGCCCCTTTAGGAAACGCCCTTTTTATATCCTATAAATACCTGTTTTCGGCTTACCCGAAACCGCTTCCCTCATCCAATATGGAAGCCGTGATAGTAATACTCCCATCTCTCTTGGATCGGTTACACGAATCTATTCTGTATGTTTTCCCATCCCATACCAGCCGACAACGATCAGTAACCACGGACATATAGCGCATCGTTACAACTACCGAACTGTTCATCCACGCTTCACCGGCAGTCAGAGCACGAGCGCCCCTTTGAAACTGCACATTAGCCCATACGGTAACCGCTTTCCGATATTGGATCACTTGTTCATTCATGCTACCACGGCTTATTTCCGGGGTCATAATATCCACTCTTTCCGTTAATGCCCCTGCTGATATCATGATTCACTTCTGTTTGATAATTTCACATAAGGCTTTACAAGCATCGATATGGTGAAAGGAACCATATTCTGGGTTACGGATGAAACCGGCTCCCTGTTCCGGAACAAATGGGCTACAAGTAGCAACATAGCCGATTCCAAGGCTTCGGGAAATCCTTTTCCATGAGCGTCCTCCCATGCCTCCAACTCTTCGAATGTGCGGTTTGTCATATCTATAATCACACTCTCACACGCCATGCCCCATGTATGCAACAACTCCAACTCTTCATCCTGCACATCCCTTATCTGCGCTTTCATTTTTTCAAGCGTCAGCACACGCAATTCCCTATTCATCGTCTTCTCCTTCCTTGTTATCATTTATTTTTGTAGAGCTTGTAACTGTTTCCCCAGACATTTTGGGGCTTCCCAATACTGCAAGGTTTGTGCTTATGTACACATCATCCCCCTTGTCCACCGGCGGACGATCGTCATCCCTACGTATGTCATTAACGGTTGCTTGGCCCGTTTCCAGACGTGTCTTTTGCCATCTGCTCTTGCTGTCAACGTCAAGGGCGTACAATGCGGACAAGTCGAATGTGTACTTGTAATCCATATAGGTATTCTCATCAAGTAATTTGGCGGCAAATTCACGCTCTATCTCGGTAATTATGGGCTGCAAAGCCTCAACATAAAAGGCTACATTGGACATCTCTACACTCTTGTAGTTGGCATTGGAATCGTCCATAAGCTTACTCGGTGGTATATTGAAGAACCGGGCAATCTCACGGATATTAAACTTTCTGCTTTCCAAAAACTGCATGTCAGCCGATGACATGCTTATAGGGGTAAGCTTTCCGTCACCGTATACAGCCAGTATATCCCCTCCACGGTTCAACGTGTCCTGAATATCCATTCCCATATTCTTCAACTGCTCGTCCTGATACTTTCCGTAGCCTTGGACAGTTGTGTTGTCTTGAAGAATAGCCTTGAAACGTCCGCCTGTGGCAAATCGTTTCAACGTTTCACCATCCGATGTGGCAGTAATACTAAGACACTGCTTGGCGTATGCTATGGTAGACATTCCCCAATATCCTCCGTCAAGACACATGTTCTTAAAATGGAGTATATCTTTCGGACCTACAGTCACACTTATCCCGTTGGTTATATCATCAATCTTATATTGATTAGCATATACATCGTAAGTTACCGAGCCGGGGGAACACAATATGAAAGATACGATCTCGTGGAACGAATTACGTACAGGGTAGATAAAGGCATTCCCTTGCAAAAGCAACTGGGCTACCGTATACTTCATCATAGTATATGAATTCATCCGATCATTGGGACGTGCCCCGAGCAGATAGTTTATCCTCTTCCCATCCTTCGTGTCGCTCAGTTTGAAATAGTTTTTCGCCCTGTCCTTACGCTTGTATTGGATGGTTAACGTAGCGGCAGAACTTGAAAGTAGATTCACAGCACGATATACTGCGGCTATATTCAATGCAGCCCATGGGGAATTCACATAAGCTATGTTCTCCCGATAATCTCCACCTGTAGACTTCGCTTTCCCATAATCTTCGTGCGCTTCCTCATCCGTCTTCTCCGAACCACTGTCTATGAATGACGGCAATGGTGCCGATTCTCTTTTGAAAAATCTGAAAAAATTGTCCATATATCAAGTTATAACTTCTATATATCGGACAATATGCTGTTTATGGTTACCTCTGTTCCGTATTACTGTAAAGCCAAAATGTCATCAAGGAGGCTATCGCACCGTCAATCTTAAGATTTTCCTTCCTTTTCAACGGTTTCTTATTACACATCTTATCTTCATCTATATAGCAGTTTCCAAAGTTCCAGAATAGGATAGGATTATAAGCAAAAACAAGATGAGCCGGACGGCTCTTTGCCGCCAGCTCCAGCGATTCTACCGGTGATGTGAACGCCCCGTAGGTCTGGGGAACAGCACGTAGTATCTTGTCCGGGTTCTTCCCGTGCCCCAAAAGTCCCGCTGCAAGCGCGTTGCGTATCTCGCTTGCCTTGTAAGCATCATAGCCTATCCGGCATATAAACAAATTACGGTCACGCCTTAATATGTCGTTTATAATCATGTCCATATCTATGACAGCACCGGGGCAGACCTTCAACCAGCCGCCATCTACCCACATCCTATAAAGCTCACGGTTCGGGTGGGTTTCTATTGTTTCTTCCGGTATATAGCTATCCATGAACAGATAGAATTTTTTATCTTCCTTATTATAAATATTGTAAACCACGGCGGAAAGGTCATCAGAAACAGACAAGTCAAAAGCCACCATAGCAGACGGTCTTCCCTTCACCTGTTCCAAATTGATGTTCATGGACAAGGAATGGGCGAAATTCTGTGTTATCCACGGTTTTACGGAGCCTGCAACGAAGACATTAAGTAACTTGGTTTTAAATTCTATCATAGCCTCAACGTTGCGTATCGCCTTGTTCCACATCTGGCGGTAATAACCCTCCTGTACCGTTATGCCAATATGCGGATTACATTTCTTCCACAGCTCCGGAGTACTCATGTGCTCATCGTCAAGCTCCCATTCATCCGGCATAAACAATGACGCGAATTGCGTATCATCGTCATATTCTCCTAAAAGGACTTTCTTCGCATTTTCCAGCTCTATAGCGAAAGGTCCGTCAGGTACGCGGCTTGCAGTAGTTATAATCACTGTCAGAGGCTCCCTTCTCATACCCATAGAAGACACCATAACTTGCATAAGTTCCGCACCCTCCGAGTGATCCTTCACATATCTCGCCTGCGCATATTCGTCAAAAATAAAAAGAGATGCGTTAAGACCGTCCTTTGCATCACCGCCTCCCGACAGACACTCCACAAATGATTCTTTCCCGTATGTGTTGGTAGGCCTCCACCCCAGCCATTCACGGTTTGTCTTAAAACTGCGTCTATCCGGATCCAATTGATTAATAATACCCTTTATCTCATTAAAACAGATCTTAGCCTGCCGCCCTGAATTCGCGCCCGTGTATGCCTGCGCGTTCGCATCCCCAAAAAGCAGGTCATTAACAGCAAGAGAAGCCGTAGAGGTGGTTTTTGAAAACTTTCTCGGAACGAACAGAATAGCCTCCCTTACCAGCCGCCTCAACTCCATCACACGCCCGTTGACGACCTTTGTTCCCTTCTTCCTTTCCGTTATATCTTCCACGCTGCCTATATCTTCCCATCTGTAAAACCCCAGTATAGAGGCAAACTGGAAATACTGCACGGGGGTTAGCTTATAACTACGGCGTCCGTTTATCCCCGAAAATTTAAGGCTCTCATATAAGGCTACAAACACTTTCACTCTTTTTTTCTGAAACGTGTAAGTGTCCATCAGACGGAGGAATTTCAGCACAGAAAGGACCTCGTACAGGTTATGTCCCTCCGGGCAGGACTGCACGCCATATATATAAGAAAAGAGCCGACCGTCTATTTTCCTTAGATTATACCTATCCAAGTCAACAGATGCCAGCCTATCCGTATATCCTTTTTTCAGTGCTTTTTTCTCCTCCCATTCATTCATCATTCGTCCTCTCCGTCATTCACATTATTGATATTCTCCATTAGTTTATCCAGCGGACTGGGACCGCGACTTCCGCCATCATCAGGCTTGGTCATTTCCATATTCATTTTCAATCCTTTCAATAGTTTCATCAAAGGCGAAGCCTGTTCGAACGGAACTCTTGCCAAAGGGGCAATTCGCTTTCTTACATGTCCCTCCCGGCTCTTCTCTTCATACACGATATTATATCCATCATCCAAAACCTCCTCCGTGATTTTTTTAAACAACAGATACAGACGGGAAAATATATCAATCTGACAGTTCAACTCCTTGGAATACTTATTGACATCTTTCAATGTTTTTATAATCGTATCCCTCTGATTTTTTATTTTTTTGCTGACCGCCCGTTGTTCCTCGCTTTTTTTCTTCATTGTGTTAAATATTTTAATATTACCTATTTTTACAATATTGTTGTTATTCCGAGTAATCCCAAAGTGTCACCCCCAAATCCAAATTTTCAAAACTAAAATCTGTGATGCCCGGTGGGAGTGGGTTTGAGTAATCCGGGTGGTCTTAAAAAAAATCCCCCCCCGTATTATAAGATAAACCTTTCCTTAAACCGGGATAATGAACGGTTCGCATTCTCTTTCACCTTAACTCTGCTATGTGACTTCATTCCTTCATGAATCAAAGAATGGCAGTCATGACATAATGACTGTAGGTTATCCACATCAAACATGAGAGCTCTCATTTCAGTGACTGTCTTGGCTGACTCACACGGTATAACATGGTGAACCTCTGTCGCTGCCATTATCACTCCATTTTGCTTGCAAGCTTCACATAACGGTGACTGTTCAAGTTTTCTTCTTCTTGTTTTTCTCCATGCCATGGAGCTGATCATCTTCCTGTAATTATAATCCCTGCTCATTTTCTACTTTTTTGTTTCTTGTTATAACCGGGACCATTCCGTATTTATTCTGCCCCATAAAACCACTAACCTCCGTAGATACATCATTATGTATACCATCCGATGATACAGGAGACATATCAAGTAACTCCTTGATGATATTATCATAACCGTTGACTCCTATATTACGTCCGATTACAAGTAATCGTTGTGCTAAATTCGGATATAAATACCGAAATACTTCCTCTAATACCTGCTCTTTTTTAGAGGAATGGTGCATTCCTTCCCCATTTTCCGTTATACAGCTTGATACATATCTCCTTCTGTTGGTAACTCTATATATGAATACTGATGCCACTCTTTTAATATCATCATATGCCGACGGTTTAACAGTATTTACCCTGTCCTTCACAGCTCTAAGCCGCTGGAATATATCCATAAGTTCAGTTTCATTAGTATTAACTCCATTATATTCTGTTTCGCAATCGGCCTTTTCGATAAATGCTGACAGCAGATATTGCATCACCTCATATCTGCTGTTAAACTTATATTCCTTCACAATTTTATCCAATTTATCAGCAGCCTCCACACTTATCTTTGCCTGCACCATCACATGTTTCAATCTAGACTTATCCCTCATGATTCACCTCCTTTAATCTTTTAATTAGTTCATGCAGCACTCCATATATTATTATTCCGCTATTTACTTCCATAATCAATCTCCTTTTTCTTTTGGCTCATAAGTTACAATACTATTAATACTTCTTTTACCAAAAATTTCATAAGTCAACGTTCCTCCATAAAACTCTATAGTATCTCCCTTAATAGTAATGACCATTCCACCTTTTAATCTATGTTCCATATTATCTTCACAAGACAACATCATGGTTGTCATAAGTATAATTAATATAAACCTCATTATTCAATCTCCTTTCTCTTTAATTCGTTCAAGTACATCCTTGTTGGCTTCGAGTATTCCTTCAAAAGAAGGGATAGGCATCCACATGTCACACTCGTAGTCGTTCCAATCCTCAAATTCAAATCCTCCGTCTGTCGCAACGTATGGCGATCTCCCAGGTGAAACAACGATATAGCCACTAACAATCGCTCCATTTGATACCATTCTGCAAAGGACAAGCTTATTTGGCTCAGGCAACCGTTCCTTAACACTTATCCAAGGAGATTGCTTGGATTGCCATTCGGCACCTTGAACGAAATTAATCTCTCCAAACTTTGCCAAATCTTTACCGCTCAAAGTTCTGTCAACTGTCCTATGATTAAATAGGATATTTTCACTTGCCGCTTCTTCTACTGTCTGTTTCATATCTTATCTGTTTTGAGCCATACGGCAGACATTCAACCGCCGTATGACAATGCGCTTATTCAACTATCACCCAATCGTTAGCAAGCATATCCGTCTGTGATGCAAGCCAACCATTTACAACGGTGTCATCGGCAGCTTTCATACATAAGTATGCAGTAAACTTGATTCTATCAGTTTCCGAATCTCCATAATTGTTGACAACCCATCTTTTGAATGATTCGGGAAGTGATTTAACCTGATTCACAATCATGTTAGTCGGCAGACTATCTTCAGGTCGCATAAATATAAACATTCCCTTACCATTCCATCCTTTACGAGCAACAAGATGTCCCCGTTTAAGTGATTCCAGTGCCTGCCCAAATGTTCCTGTTTCTTCTCCCAATAATTCACCTTTCATTGCTCCAAGAACATAAGCTGTTTGAATAAGCCCTTCACACTCTTTTGCTTCTTTGTTACGCGATACTACACTTGCTGCATATTCGGCAGCCTTTTCATCTAATGTTTTCATTTTAATAAATATTTTTGATTAAACATTGAATCCGCTTCCTGAAACTGCTTCGTGAAGCGATTCTCTTTATATTTTCTCGGCGAAGCACATCCCACTATTAAAGCGAGAATAGCACATATTAAAAGTATTTTCTTCATTCCTTATTGATTTTGAATTATTTTTTTATAACTACCGCCATTGTACTAATAGAAGTGCCACTCTCTTTAAACTCGCCTGCGCTGATTTCAAACACTTCTCCATGTACTTCTTTCAGCCAGTTGCGGAAATCAATACATCTCTTTTCCGAAGCGAATTTCCAGTGTTGGCTGGTTATTGCTGCAAGCGTGCCGCCTTCTTCCAATCGATCATACATAAGCCTGACATGCTCTATATCCTGATTGCCGGTAAACGGAGGATTTGCAATAATCTTAGTGTAACTACCTACACTGTCTTTGGTAAAGTCTTCATCAAGCAATATTACGTTGCTAAGGGTATGAAGAAATTCTCTGTTTTCCGGCATCAGCTCATAACATTCAACCATTACAGAAGGACAAGCCCGGTGGATTGCTTTTATAAGCGCGCCACGCCCGGCACTCGGCTCCAGTACCGTATCATCCTCATGTATCCCTCCGGCAAGCATAACCAGCCAGTCGGCAACATCAGCCGGAGTTTCAAAAAACTGGTAATCCTGCTGTAGGTTGCACCGTTTACCCTCTTTCAGCATGGAAAACACACGCTCCGGATTAAACTGGAATGTGAACCCCTGTATCTTCCCACCTTGCCATGAGCCGCCGGCTTCTTCTATCCACTTTTTTGCTTCGGCATAAGATTTTTTACTGAATTGAACTTGAGGAAGTTTGAGGATATTGTTCTCAAGAGTACAATGTTTCAGTATTTCTTCCACATTCCATTTTTTGCCTTCGTCAGCCTGTTTATTCTTTTCCCCAACCGGGGCGTCAGGTGCTAACAGTGAAGATATTTTTTTAACAACTATGTTGCTTGCGTCCATGAAGGCACTGACGCAAGATATCGCTTCTATCAAAAAATCAGTGTCAACACACCCGGTATCGTCATAGATGTCTATCCCTTCGGTCATGGATGACAGTTCATTGAGCTGCGCAACACTACCATGTAACGTTTCGATTAAAATCTTTTTTTTGTTCGTCATAACTTTTCTGCAAATAAATTCTAGTTGTGTCTACACTCCCATGGCCTAAAAGGTCAGCGAGTTGAATTACATCTTTGTTTTTTTTAAGGAACATCTTAGCGAAAAAATGGCGAAAGGCGTGTGCGTGCATCTTCTTTGAATCGATGCCGCAATGTTTTCCCCATGCTTTCAAATGCTGAGAAAAGCCACGCTGTGTGATCGGGCCGAATCTCCCTACCGCAAAAATCCCGGTTTTACCATGTTCCTTAGCGTAAACCTTCGCTTCCTGCTGTAATTGCTTTTGGAAGAAAAAACGTCTGTACTTGTTACCTTTACCTTTCAATGTAACCTCACCACTAATTATATCCTCCCATGTAAATCGTTGAAATTCCGACAGACGGGCGCCCGTTGTACCCAATACCTTAATAAAGAAATAGTAATCCTTATTATTTTTTTTCTTGAGATATTCCAACAGCCGGTTATATTCCTCTTCGGTCGGCACATTGTTCACATCAAGCTTGCGCTTTATTTTGGGACGATTCAGCTCTATAGGCTTCTTCATCCATCTAGAAAATCTTTCTATTGCTGTAACCCGCAAACGGATGGTAGCGGGAGATAATTTTTCTTCTTCAAGACTTTTTATAAACCTCCTGCAATTATCCATGTTTACCTCATTGGCATACTCGAAAAACTTCTTCATTGATGTGTAATATATATAAACTGTATGAGAAGAGTAATCATTGTTGTCAGTCAGCCATATAATGAAATCATTAAGTTGTTTCTTGTTCTTATCCGAAATGACATCAAGTTTTTCCAAAGGTTTCACCGCCTTTTCCCTTTTTCCATATCCGATGTTGAGATAGGATAATAGATCGCATATAGCTGAACACATTAATGAATGACGCACCATGACATCTGCATTTTCACGCTTGTAATTCAAATAACCACGGCGGTTCACTTCTTTAGTCATCTCTAAAAAATCCGTGACATGCTTGATATATTTCCCGACAGTATCATAAGTTCTGCCTGTTGTGTATAAGTAAGAAATATAATCAGTTAATATCTTCTGCCTGTCATTATTCATAATCTTGTTTAATTAAATTATACCAATCATTGCTATCTTCAAAAAAACATCTGTATCCATTAGCCGTATGTTTGCCTCTCACTTTCCGACATATAGCACTGATCAAAGAAGGAGCCACGCCAATCATCTTACCAGCCATTTGTATCGAGGGGAATACTCCACATAATTTCTCATCCTTTATCAAAACAACGCTCTTTTTATTCATGCCTGCACCAGTCTTATGCCAAGCCCCACGTCCTTTAGACAGATTTTTTATACTTCTGGCCTTGGAACGTTTTGAATGATAAACCATTTTACGACCCTTGTTGTGAGAAACACAACCCTTTAAAAATCGTCCGGTAATAAAGTCTCTCTCAAATCGCTCAGGCGGTATATATAATTCACTCATATCTGTTCCTGTTTTGAACCATTTTCCTGATGTCAGGTAAATGGTAATTATTATCAATTAAATTCTTATTGTAATATCATCAAGCTATTAATCAACCTCTATAATCTGATATCTCCCTTTTTGGATGTAAATCTTATGGTTGTAATAATCCTTGATTACTGCATATCCAGACTGGGGCCTAATATTACCTGTTAAATCCTCAACATAAGAATTTTCGTAGGCTTCCACTGTTGCTCTGTCGTAGGCTTCCACTGTTGCGCTGTCGTAGGCTTCCACTGTTGCGCTGTCGTAGGCTTTCACTGTTGCGCTGCCGTAGGCTTCCACTGTTGCGCTGTCGTAGGCTTTCACTGTTGCGCTGCCGCAGGCTTCCACTGTTGCGCTGTCGTAGGCTTTCACTGTTGCGCTGCCGCAGGCTTTCACTGTTGCGCTGCCGCAGGCAAAAGATGTCGTTGTTACCTCATGGTATTTTTGTGTATAGATACCAGCTTCCGCAAGATCTTCTTCAGCAAAATTGTCTTCTAAATATTTTACATCTACTATTCTTGCTGTTCGTAATACCCAAGACCAGTTATCAGTAATAGCCTTAAGTATATCAGCTTTGCTTTGACTCCTTAATCCCATCGCATAACCTATTTGACAGGCTCCTGCTTTCTTGGCGCGCAGTAATAGTTCTTCCTTTATTTCTTCAAATGTTTTCTGTTTCATGATATTGTTTATTTTTCGTTATTTTGATATTGCGATAATTCCACGCCTCGCGCATTCTTCGAGTAAATTCATATCCTCCTTTTTTATAAGAGCGCCTGTCTTACGATTCACGCTCACATAAGGCTCAAACCCAAATCTCTTAGCCATCTTCTCTATTGTGGTACGATCCCATGTATTCCATCTGATCACCACAGCTACTTTTGTATCTTCCATGCCTGTACACTGTTAAACCATTTTTTCTTTCCATCCTTATCCGTGTATTCTTTGGCGGACACATTGAAATTCACTATCACATCATCACCAACCTTCAGAGGATCTTTCACGGGCCCATCACCACTGTACACCGAAAACTGCATGGACTTTCCAAATTGGGTCTGCTCGGTTATCACATATTCCCTTATCTCGTAATCCAAGCCCTTACTTGTCACTCCCCTTCTTGTAACACCAAGGTCAACCGTTATTCTTCCCTTTATCTCGCAATTCATAATCTCACCTTTCTTTTTTCTTTACTGCTTTCTTTAAGTCGTCCCGACTACCCTTCGGGCAGTATAAGACAAGTTGCCGAAAACTGTTAATTTTGAATCTTTTTATTATTAACCTGTTGATTTTCAGTTATTTAATAACGCCCCATAAGGTGCTTTTTCTTTTACTGTAATTAATTGACAATCAATTAGTTATATTTTTTAATAATTGGCGTAATTGAGGATGCTTGAAAACAGTTTAGTAATTTTTCCTTAAACTCCTGTTCCAACTCACCCGTTATTTCCGTGTATTTTTTCCGCTCCTCATTCCATGAGTTGGCGAACATCCGGATAGTCTCCCACTGTTTTTTCGTGAGCTTACCCTCCATATACATGGCTCTGTACCGTTCCTTGTATCTCGTGACACCAATCCTTTGAATCTCGCGGGCTTTCTCCAATTGGGATAGCTTGACACCTTTAGCAGGTATTATCTCCCGTTCAAACCGTATCTCTGACCAGTCCTTGTAAAAGATCCTAGCCATCTTGTTTAACGACACATTATCTATCAATTGAGGTAGCGGTACCGACTGATGCTTGTACACCGTCTCAATGCGAAGAATATTGCTGCCTACCGTCCTTTTCTTCTCTTTTGCCTCGTAAGTCTTATCATAGATCTTCAATATCTTGCGGTAATACTTACTCTTCTCGGTCGTCTTCTGGCGATACTCCTGATAGTTGGCATCATTCCACAAGGTACGTTCCGCTATGCTGTCCACAAGTCTTATATACTCATCTGCCGGACGGATCATCTTCATTGTAACCCCTATCTCATAATAGGTCACTACTGCATTCTCCACTTTTACGCACAACCTGAGCAACAGTTCTTCTATTGTCCTTACTGCCATTCGGAAGGTCATCGGGCGACTGTTGTCCAGTTTGCCCGATTTCCCCTTATGGTATAGCTTGCAGACCGAGCAACTGCACTTCAAGGTGTCACCCCTTATTTCGATGGTACATCCGTCAAAGTTGGAGTATGCAGACGACTTGTAGTAGATCTCATCATCCTCCGAACATTCCTTAAGGTAGTTCTTCAGGACTATAGTCTCTATGTCGTTCACATCTATCCTTGCTTTTATGGTTATTCGGTCAAACATTGTATCGTCAAATTTCGTTCTTTCAAAATCCGGCTCACCTCTCTCTTGTAATGGGCAATCAATGCCTCGTACTCGAATGCAGTGTATTTCCTTGTCTCGTATTTCATCGATTCAAGTATTAGCACCTGATTCTCTCCGTACTTCCTCACCAATCCTCTTCTATAGCCCTGCATATTGCCTTCATCAAAACGGTTGCAGTTACGGCATTGAGCGTTACAATTTACCTCACTGTAACGGGTTGCCATGTGCTGGCGGTTGATGTAATGGCCACAGTCTGCCTGTGTTATGGGCTTTATAAAACCGCACGAGATACAACGGAACACCGTAGTGTTAGGTATCATATCCCTTAATCTGACATACTGGGAAAACACAGCGTCCAGCTTCTTTTTTAAGTTTGCCGTGCTGCTAGTTTTTGCCGGTTTCTTCTTTTTGGATAACATTGGGCTTATATTTTATAATCTTGTTCAACTGTTCCGGATTACGGAATCTTATCGCATATCCGTGCCATTCCTGTATACTGGACTTATACGGGTATTCTTTGTATTGTGCCGCAAACTCCTTGTCGGTCAATAATGCTACATAAGCTTTCCATTCCTTTCCCTTGTCCCAAAATATGGTCAAATCCCCCAGTTCGGGAACCGTTTCCATTTCACCGGTAATATCCAACAGGAAATCCTTGTGAATCCTCTTAAATACCAATGTAATAAATTCATCAGATTCCATCTTTTGGTATATTTCGTATTTCGATAAATCCGGAAATCCATTCTTTTTCATGATATCTTAAATAAAGTTTTTAAACAATGGCATATATACATTACTCATCCTACTTACATTCTCTTTTGAAACCCATATACCTTCTTCCTTCATCTTCCTATTCCCTGTCGCTGAAAGCAGCGACAGCTTGCTCTTTAAAGCTATCCTAACAAAAGAATCAGGCATATTATATTCCGATATATAGCAATTATCTTGCTTTAAAGCCCATTTATAAAATTCTTCGTGATTGAAATCATCAAGGTATGAGGATGTGTTTTTATATGGTGGGTCACAATATATTACATAGCTCTTATCAGCCGGAATGGATATAGTCTTATAATCTCCCTGCAAACTTTGCAACCTTTCCAAACTTTCCAAACTTTCCAAACTTTCCAAACTTTGCAAACTTTGCAACCTTTCCAAACTTTCCAAACTTTGCAAATCGCCTGCATGTTTATCTTTTCTAATCTGGATTAAATTTTTTTTTATCCTTAAACGCTTTTCATATGTGTTTTTACACCCATTTAAGACGTAATCTGGAATAAGTATTCCAAGTTCTGCAAATGGCTTAAAATCATTAAACATAACGGCATAATGAAACGCACGCTTATAAGGCTCTATATCACCATAACAGTAAGTCTTCTGATCGTTTCCGAAGGAAAAACATATACGTACATAGGGATCCGTATTCTTCAACCGGAAAAAGTCTTCTCGGCTTATCCAGCGGTTTTCGTTCTTAAACCCTCCTTTAATTGCACAAAGGAATGTTGCAGCACTATCCGTTATGTCATTAATGATAAAATGTTTATACTTACCGGATAAAATGGCGGCATGAGTGACGGCGCATCCTCCGGCAAAAGGCTCTATCCAGATATCAGCTGAAGGAAGATTTGAAACAACCCATTCCGCTATCTTAGACTTACTCCCCATATATGGCATTCCATAATTCATAAGCTTTTATTTTTTTTAATAGTTCCCGGATAGGCGGTCAAACCACACCGGGAGAATAATTGATATAGAATATAACATACAAGAGGACTCGCACCTCACGCTACCCTTTAATAGCGGCTTTGGTTAAGTAATTGATTAATAAAACTTCCATTTGAAGTTGTGGGAGCTACGGGAATTGAACCCGTGACCTATGGTTTTGCCGGCCTGTATCATGGAACACACAAAAACAAAATAAAATAGATTAATTACCCCTGACCGTTAACTGCCATCACTCTACCACTGAGCTAAGCCCCCATGTGCCGGATCACCTTCACAGGCTACACCGGCTAAAACCTAAACTAAAACCTATTACCATGAAAAACGAAATAAATGACTTATCTTAACTCGTCATTATGCTTCTCCTTGTGGACTATGATTTCCCTTACCTGCGTAGCCTCTATTTTCAATATCTTCCAATCTCTCACGCTCCCCTGCATACACTTGTTTATCACGTCCTTTACATCTCCGGCTGTTTCGGAAGATACCATATAAGTGCATTTGGAAACCTTTGTACGTCCTTTAACGTCCAACCATTCCAGCCCGATTACGACTTTCCACCAAACAGCGCTCTCCGTATCGCATTCGTCATACACAGCCTCTATGGCTTCTCTCTTTAGACTGATAACCTTAGGCTCTTTGTAAACCGGGAACTTATCAGCTACCAAAACATTTTCCGCTTCGGTGAATCCCGTGGCATCCACTATGAAAAGGTGTCTTACCTTCTTATCCTTTCCCCTGCTGTCGGTAGTCTTTCCTCTGACTATACCGGAAAACCATTCTTTCATAACTCTATTATTTTAATTGATAATCAATTGCCAAACTATCCCAATGATTACGGTTGCTCATGTACTCGTCAACTAACCGGCTGTCGGATGGATCACCCAACTCTACTTTTAAAACCTGATACACGTTGTCCGGCATATTGTAGATCACAGATTCGTTATAGTCACATCGTCCGGCAATGCCTAGCAATAAAAGCAATGCCACAACCAATAATGTATGTTTTGTTAACTTATTCATAATCAAACCCTTTTTCTTGTTCTTACCTTTATCGGATTATTCTTCGTTCCTGTACCGAACCATTCAAGACGATAACCTTTGATGCGAAGCCAATATTTAAATGTTCCTATGTCCATTTGCATAACTTTAATTCTAAATTGATAAATACTTCCCCTCTCTCGGACTGTGATTTGTCTTGATAGTCTGGTCTATCTCCTTCTGTAATCTTGCTATCTTAACCAGTTCTGCCGCCCACTTGATACGGTTCCTCTCAAAATCACCACATAGCATCGCTTGTGCGTAAAGATCAGCCTTTGCCTCGTGCGCATCCAGCTTTTCTTGTAAATCCTTTGGTATACGTTTCTTTCCTTGACCCATATCTCACCTCCGTTTTTCCGTGAATAAGCTCAATGCCATATCAGCATCTACTACAATCATTCGTCCCACTTGGCGGACCGCTTTCTTTATGATGCCCGACTTAAGGCGGTATGCCGTAGTCTCGGAACAATGAAACAGGTCCATTATCCCTTTTATGCCATACACCAAGTTCTGCCCCGTTTTGGCAGGAGCAACTATTTCATTCTTCGGAATCAAGCTGCCAAACAATTCCTTCAATTCGCCTACGGTTAAATCTACCAACCGGGTATCATCCGTTATTCGTCTTTCTAATGGTATCATACCTTCCCCTCCTTGATCCAGTTATAGATAGAATTTACGCGATTTATAAAATCCTTGTCGGAGGCATCACCTATCATAGCGGCAATTATCTCCTTTCTCAACTCAAAATCACGCTCTCTAATTTGTACGGCCTTTATTCTGTCCACACAGGGTTTTATCTCTTCATTCAACCGTGAGGCTGAACAGAATACACTTATTGGATTATTATTCAGCACTTCGATCATATAGCGCGCTATACCTATAGTATTCATCTTCTCAATATACCGTATATCAAGATCAAACTTAATCCCGTAGCACATATCACCATCATCAAGCGTAATCCCATGTTTACCCTCGTTGGTTTCGTCAATTGTTAACACCAATCTCTTTTTCATATCCTCTAAAAGCAAAAGCCCTTGCCGTTCTCAATCTAGTGTGGTGTTGATTGGTACTAAGCAAGAGCTTTATTTTGATATCCTAAAATAACTTACGGTAAACACCACTAAACCGTATCGTCTAATTTTCAATCTGATTCTTAGGATATTAAAATGGAAGTCACTATATTTGCCGCTGGAACAATTTTGGTGCGAACAAAATCACGGTTTTTATCGTGACAGCCATTTTTATATCCGTTTGCAACCGTTTTTTATTGGTTACGGATGCAAAACTAACGAACTTTAGTTAAACAACAAACGAAATTTCGGAAAAGTTTTCCAAATTTCGCTATTTAGAACAGTATTAAATAACGAAATTATGATAGAAAATGCTCTAACAGAAAGGTTTAAGGAACTAATTAGCGCAAAAAGCGCATCTGTATTAGATTTCAGCCGATTAATCGGAGTTGCTCAAACGACCCTTAATAGTCAATTATCAAGCACTAAGGGCGTAAGTTCTAACGTAATCTTGCTAACGCTAGATACTTTCCCAGACGTTTCCGCCGAATGGCTACTCCGTGGAAAAGGAGAAATGCTTATAGCCTCATCGCCAAATGAGAAAAAGGAGGAAGAAGCTCTAGCAGAAAGCCTCTTCCGAAACGTATTGGTTGAATTTATGAGTATGGTTAACAAGAGACTGAAAAGTATAGACAACAATACTCAATCTTCAGTTGATAAGTTAGAAGGGATTACAGACCTTCTTGCGGAATTAAGAAAAACAGCTTAATTTATATAATAATTAAACAAAACATATTCATCTAGCGTTTAGTTAATACTAATACTTAAATGATGAACGTATTTATAGATAAGCTGGAAAGGTTGATGGGTGAATTTAAAAATGAACCAGTAAACCAAAATGAAGACAAACAAAAAAAACAATGCCTTACTCTTGTTAAATGCAACGGGCATAAGGCCTCTAAGAAATGTTTCAATCTAAAAGAATATAATCAAAATATCAACCACGAATAACACCAACGTTATTGTTAAATTAAAAATCAATTAATTATGGAACGAATCATCTTATCAGTCACAATTATAGCTGCAATTGCTCTTGTATTTATTTTAGGTCGCGAACTCCTATGTTGGTATTGGAAGATAAACCAGCATATCAGCAACCAAGCAAAACAAATCGAATTATTAGAAAATGCAATTCAGCAAATCACTGAAAACCAAAGACGAAGTATCAGCCTCTTACAAAATATCGAAAGAGGAATTAAAGAGATTAATAACCAGTCAACTCAAAAATAAGCACCAGCATATATGCATATATAAGTAATAAAAACCGTTAATTACTTGGATATAATGAAAGAACCTTTTATTATTAAGCAAATAAGAGAAACAGCCCAAAAGGACAAGACCCGAAAAGAAAAACTTGCAGGCTATTTTTTTGATTTATCCAAACTTTCTTTTGCCGGACTTGTTATAGGTGGACTTGTTTCTATAAAATCAGATAACGCAGACCATGCAATCGACATATATAGAGTTATTGTTGGCTGCCTTTTAACAATACTATCGGCTAGAATGGCTAATTTAATATTAAAATAAGGAGGTGAATATGGATATGTTATCTTTAACTTATACCATCGGATGCGTGATAATAGGTGGTCTCTTGATATGGTTTAAAACACCAGCAGGAAAAGAATGGCTGAAAAACTTATAACAAGAAAGGCAGGGAAATATAAACCCTGCCATATTTTTTCACACTAAACTTAAAACTTATGAACATCAAACGAAACTGCATCTTTCTTCTGGACAAGGAGAAAGACAAACCTGACTCCAAGCTCCGCTACAGGATCAAGTGGGACGGAAATACCGTAGCCTTCAATGTAGGCTACCGGGTGGACAATAACAAATGGGTAGCCGAAGCCCAAAGATGCAAACCAAACACCACTCATGGAAAGAAAAAGATTTCGGCAGCAACTATCAATTCGGAGATAAACCGTCTTGAAGAAATCGTCAACGACACCTTCTTCTTCTTCGAGCAGACAGGACAAATACCTACTTCTCTCGAATTCCGGGATGAAGTGAACAGAAGGAATGGAAAGATCGTAGAAAAGGAGGAAAAAACAATCTTCGATTACTACCAACAATTCATTACTGAACAAGGTAAGGAAAACAGTTGGTCAGAGAACACATACAAGAGACACAAGACCACAATGAACCATCTAAAGAAGTTTGCACCCGATCTTACTTTCGCGGACCTTACCCATGAAGGACTATCCCGTCTTGTGGATTACTTTATGAGCATAAAAGTGGACAATGAAACCGGGATGAAGAATTACACGGCAAAGAAGTATATCAATCTGGCAAAATGGTTCTTGAAATGGGCATCAGAAAAAGGGTACAACAAAGAACTTGCATTCGTCACTTTCAAGGAGAAGCTAAAGACCATTCCGGCGAAGGTGATATTTCTTGAATGGAATGAACTTATGAGTGTATATAATGCCACATTCCCGAACGAGCCTCATCTCGAACTAGCGAAGGATGTGTTCTGTTTCCAATGCTTCACCTCGCTACGCTATTCTGATGTAAAAAACCTCAAGAAAGCCGACATCTATGACGGATATATTACCATCACTACCATTAAGACGGACGAGCCGTTAAAAATTGAACTGAACAAGTATTCCAAAGCCATACTGGAGAAATACAAGGACATAGAAGGGATATATGCGCTGCCTGTGCCGGTAAACCAAAGAATGAACAAATACATCAAAGAAATATGCAAAGCCTGTGAGATTAACGAACCGATATGCAGAACATATTATAAGGGAGCAGAAAGAATAGACGAAATCCATCCCAAATATGAACTGATAGGAACCCATTGCGGCAGAAAGACCTTTATCTGCAACGCACTCATGCTAGGCATAGCCCCCAATATCGTGATGAAATGGACAGGTCACAAAGACTACAAGTCCATGAAACCATACATCGACATAGCGGACAAGGCAAAAGAAGAAGCCATGAGCCTTTTTAACCGTTAG